TCCAGTGGTGTAGGTTCACTTATCCCGGCTTCAACCGTTATAGATACAGTTGAAAAAATGGCTGAGGCAACAAGCAAACTTGGCAAGGATGTAACTATCTTTGATCTATTTCCTACTTTAACCGAAAATCAACAAAGCGACCTCGGTGGATATAGCCCTACTATGAATTACGGCAGCGGATATCCGGCTACTTATAATATTAAGATCGAGGCAGGTTTAGGCGATCCAGAGGCTATCGCTCGAGCTGTCGAGGACGTACTTAATCAATCAACCTATAGAGGAACCTCAGTCAATAGAGGCTCCGGAGACTATACGATAGCGTGAGTACTTGGCTCCCAGAGTGGAAAATAATCGTAGGCACGACTGAGTATATAAACGTGCTAAGCGTAAATATGGCAACTGGTCGCGATGACGTAGACCTACAATGCAACGCAGGCTACGCTCGTATGGAGATCGTAAATATAGATAACTCGGCCTTTGATATTGACGTTACCGATAGCCTTACCCTAGAGCTAAAGAACAGCTCCGGCACATATGTACCCGTATTCGGTGGCACCGTATCGGACTTCGGTATATCCGTACGCTCGCCTGAAGAGGTAGGGTTTATAACAATCGGTAATATATTGGCCGTCGGTTCCCTGGCTAAATTGACCAAGGCCTTGTTCCCGGATGCCCTACCAAAGACTGAGGACGGCAACCAGATCTTCGACATTCTAAACGAGCTATTAATTAACTCTTGGTTCGAGGTAGCCCCGGCTCTTCAATGGCAGGATTACGACCCTACAACCACTTGGGCCAATGCGGAAAACGTAGGTTTGGGTGAGATCGATCAGCCTGGACTTTATGAAATGATCTCACGATCAGCCGATCCGTTTAGCAGTTACAATCTATGCGCTCAGATCGCACAAAGCGCACTGGGTAATATGTACGAGGATAAGGCTGGTCGTGTCTGTTATGCCGATGCTGACCACCGTACGGCCTACCTATCGGCTAATGGGTATACCACGCTGTCTGCCAATTACGCCGTACCGACAACGGTTAAATCTATTTTACAGATCGGCAAGATTCGCAATTCCCTGGTATTCAATTATGGCAACAATTACAACAACCAGGCCACAGCCCTGGATGCCGCCTCTATCGCCACGTACGGCCGCTACCAGCGCAGCATTAGCTCTAACCTTCACAACTTAACCGACGTTGAGGATGTAATGGACCGCGAACTGGGCCTTCGGGCTATCCCACGCGAGCAGCTACAAAGTATTACTTTCCGCCTGGATAACCCAGACCTACCCGATGCCGAGCGTAATAAGCTGATTAACGTATTCTTTGGTGAACCTATCGTTATTAACGACCTTCCGATTAATATGTTTAACGGGTCCTTTAATGGATTCCTGGAGGGCTTTGCCATCAGGGCTACGCCTCAATTCGTAGACATAACGCTCACGCTGAGCCCTACAGATTTCTCACTGGTTGCGCCACAGTGGGACACAGTAAGCCCGCCTAGCCTCATTTGGACAGGTGTAAACGCTACACTTGAGTGGGAAAACGCATATGGAGGTTTAACTTGAGCACGGTCACCCCGAACTTTAACTGGCCCGTTCCAACTTCGACAGATCTTGTCAAAGACGGAGCTACGGCTATCGAGGCATTAGGAGATTCTATCGATGCCTCGCTGGTCGATCTCAAGGGCGGCACCAGCGGACAGGTATTAAGCAAGAACTCAAATACAGATATGGACTTCGTCTGGGTTACTTCCGACGATGCTAACGCTATCCAAAATACTATCGTCGATGCTAAAGGCGATTTAATTGCAGCTACGGCTAACGATACGCCGGCGCGCTTAGCGGTCGGTACTAACGGCCAAGTATTAACGGCGGACTCAACCGCTGCAACTGGTCTTGCTTGGGCTACCGCATCCGGTGGATCTACAAACGTAGCTGGTAAAAACGGCGTATTAAACTCACAATTTAACGTATGGCAACGAGGCACATCCGTAGCATCGGGTAACTCATATGGAGCCGATCGATGGCAACAAGCTCGACAAGCAAGCGTTGCAGGTTTGACAGTAAGCCGACAAGCGACAGGCGATACAACTAATTTACCTTTTATCCAATATTGCGCGAGAGTACAACGCGACTCTGGTAATACCTCTACTAATGGTATTTATTTTGGTCAGCCTTTTGAGACATTAAACTCGTTACAGTATGCAGGTAAAACCGTAACAATGTCTTTTTATGCTCGCAAAGGAGCTAATTACTCCCCTACCTCAAGTAATCTAAATGTATTTTTAGAAACCGGTACGGGTACAGATCAAAACGCTATCGCCGGCTCATATACCGGTAGTGCTAAACCGATAAATCAAACGATTACCCTCACGACAACGTGGCAGCGCTTTAGTTATTCAGCCACTTTAGGCTCAACAATAACCGAAGTAATGCCGTGGTTTGAGGCTATTCCTACGGGTACGGCGGGAGCGGCAGATTATTACGAGATTACGGGAGTGCAGGTAGAGATCGCAGGATCGGCAAGTGCATATAGTCCTAATACATCTACTTATCAATCGGAGTTAGCGGCGTGTCAGCGTTATTACGTGCGACAAACGGCAGCATTAAATAACGCCTCTATTTTTGGTAACTCGGGTTATATTAATAGTACGACTAATGCTGAGGTTTTTGTAAACCTGCCAGTAACGATGAGAACTCAGCCAAGCTCTGTTGATTATTCTACTATTCGAATAATTGATATGAATAATTCAGCCTATACAATTTCCTCCGCAGTAATCAGCGCAGCATCTACGCAAAATATTGCATACATAAGCGCTACGATCAGCGGTGGAAATATAAATCGTTATGTATGGTTGCAAGCGGCGTTATCAACAAGTGCCTATATTGGCTTTAGTGCGGAGTTATAAAAATGGAAAATGTAAACTTTATCGATGTTGAGTCTGCCGGAATAACACAGACTCACGCCATTATTGACCGAGGCAACGGAGAATATACCTCGATGCTTAAATCTACTTACGACGAGCAACAAGCGGCGCTAAATGGAAACAAGCTATAACGGCTACCCGGCCTCTAAAGATCCGGCCGAGATAAAAATAAAGTCCTACCTCGTAAAAGGTACGGATCGTAAGCTAAGGTGTGCCGAAAGTGTTGGGCCTCTTTTGGCCGCCTTTGCTGCGGAGTTTCACGAGCTAATCGAGCCAATCGATGAGGACACGTTTGACGATTGGGCATATGCGTACAGAATGGTTAGAGGTAATCCGACCAAACTATCGTGCCACTCATCCGGTACAGCTATTGATCTAAACGCGACTAAACATCCGTTAGGTAAGTTTGATACGTTCCCGGCGGAAAAGGTCCCGATGATTCGGGCTTTGGCTAAGAAGTACGGACTAAAGTGGGGCGGCGATTTCAAGAGCCGTCCGGACGATATGCACTTCGAAGTTAATGTGACACCAGCCAAGGCTAAAGCCTTAATCGAGACTTTAGGTTTATAGTTATCCAAAATCCTTAAGGGCACTAAGGAGCACAAAATGAAAGAACAAGCAATAGCTGCTGCAAAATCCTACGGTCGCGCTGCGCTCGCTAGCGCCGCTGCGTTGTATATGTCCGGCATATCAGATCCGAAAGTATTGGCTAACGCGTTTATCGCAGGGCTAATCGGGCCATTACTTAAGGCACTCCAACCTTCCGAAGGTCAGTTTGGTGTAACGAAGTAATGGAACAAGTCCAGCTCGTAGTCGGTATAACTTTGGGGAGTTGTACCATTTTGGGGCTGGGAGCTGGGCTTATCCGTCATTTTGTAAAGTATTACCTGTCCGAGTTAAAGCCTGACGGCAACGGCGGCCATAACCTGCGCGGTCGGATTGACCACATAGAGGCCCGTCAAGAGCGTATGGACGTAAAGATCGACAAGATCTATGAAATATTATTGGAGACACGCCTAGCCAGGTAATTGCCTTTTGTCAGTGGTAAGCCTCATACTGATACTACAAACGCCGGGAGGGCTACTCGGTTTGGTAGCTGCTCGGCCTTAACAAAGGGCGAACAATGAACAGTATGGACCTATTAATAGGCCTTGCCGCTTGCGGTATGGGCTTTATGTTTATGGTGATCGGATATTCAATCGGTTACCGCCAGGGGCACGGCGAAGGGTTTATTCGCGGCCGGGCAATAGCACAGGCTCTGAAAGACAAGGAGCTAATCTAAATGGGATTTTTAGACAATTACGAGGATGTAAATAGCAGGATTAAGCGCTTTCGATCTGAGCATCCGACAGGCAGACTGGTTGCCATTATTGAGGA